TCCCCGAACTACTACTCTTGGAGCCTCCAAAGTCCCCGACATATATCGAAACGTCAGCCGTTGGTGAGGTGACCGTATCGGAATAAATTAAACAGGAATCAGCAGTAATCGTAGCACTAGACCATGACGTATCATTAAAGTCGTAATGACTCACATGATTGGATGTATCGGTAGCTTGGGTAGCTCCAGATAGCGTATTACCCTTTGCGGTATAATTAGTACCAGACGCTTCCCCTGTGGTGGTGTAAGCAGTTGTATTCTGGTTGTGAGATTGTCCGGCATACAGAGCCATTTTAATGGTGTCATCCCCAACATCGATAACGCCATTTAAAATATCCCTACGAAAATTATTTGTTAAACAGGTAGTTGCCATAATATTATGTCACTATAAATCTGACACCATCAGCCGGAGCTTCGGTGAGAGTCGTTACTGTGAACTTCTCCTTTGAGTTTGCTTGAACGTAATCGGAAATAGAGGTTTGCTGGCCTAGCAAAGCTCCGCTGGTAAATGTAATCAACCTGCCATTATAGTGGTCAGCCGTCGCCTCTTCTGCATCGTTAGGGCTTAACCTGTAAGCCTCAAATGCCGTCGTAGTGGAAGTAAAAGTAGCAGTATCAACCTCACCTATAATAATACTCTGGTTGCCCTCAACCCATGCACCCAGTCCTGTATTAATTAATATCGCTTGGTCTTCCCATAATTTAGTCGAAGTCTGGTCTACTACTGCAATCGCTATAACGCTTGCTTGCATTTCTGCTAACGTCAAGGCTAAAGAATAAATTCCTTTGCCTTCGTGTGAAGGATTGTTTGTTGAGTTTGTAAACGTCCCCCCGTCTTTGGATATCGTTGTGTCTCCGGTAGCAAAAGTAACCGGAGTTGCCTCAAAATCTGTCGCTCCAAAGTCTACCAAAGGAAAGTAAACTGTTGTCGCAATCCCATATGTTCGATTTATTTCCACTACATTATTCCTCTTGACACGCCACGCATTACACCGCGACCCGCCGAATCAGTTAAAGATGTTGCAAATCCTTTTAAAGTTATCACCATACCCGCTAAAGCAGAAGTCGTCCCATCATTAGATAAACGAGTAGTAGAGTCTCCCCCGCTTCCATCAGCTATTCCGATAGCAAAATCACTTAGGCCATATTCTGTTCTTTCGGTTAAAGTATCGTAATCAAAAGGATCACGATTAGCTGATTTATCAATTAATGCACCGATTAACATATCATTAGAGGTGCTTGTAGACGTTATATCTACATAGGTTCCTGACGCTGTTGTGTCGGAGGCTACAATCGGGGCTTGTTGTCTGGTATTAGCAAAAGTAGCAAATGACCATCCTATTTTTAATCCGCCTTCATCGTCTGTGTAATCTATCGTACCCGTTGGCATTGCTTCAATAGAAGCATCATTCCAGAAAAAAGCTTTTATAATTAAGTCCGGTGTCGAATCTAACCTGACTTCACCGCTGTAATCGTAAGCTATTCCTCCAACGGTAAAAGTTGATACCGTAAAATCAGTGCCTCTTTCCCGCAAGATGATATTGACCAGCATCTTGTTATCACCACTACCTACAGGCGTAACTCCGTTAGGCTCTGTCCCGTTAGCCATCGCAGACCATTCTTCAGTTTTTGTAACAGCCATTATTCATCAAGTTTGTAAATTTCTAGGAAATACGCTGTGTAAGGAGGCAAATCAAGAATTTCATCTCTGGATACATCCGATCCATCATTCCAGTCATCATCGTGCATGACTAAATCCAACTCTGATAAAGGTGTGGCGATGTCATCGAATGGCGTTGCCTGTTTTGGCCCATAAGAAAATGAACCTTTTGGATTATCTGGCCCCCAGATGGTTGGTGCTTGGCTTTGTAAATACGCTGTAGCAAGATTATTTACATAGGTAGTCGCATCTATTTTTCTTAAATATTCGTCGCTTGCCAATATTCCTTTTGTTTCTAACGCGGCCCAATCAGCGGGTTTAATTTGGTCATGATTTGGTCTTGAAGCTAATGGTGCGCTATGCGATGGAGGCCTATAATATTTACTACTCCTGTATTCGCTGGGCATATCACACATGTTGACACAAACTAAAAAATTGCCACAACGATACATATAAATTCTTAATCCTGCATCTGGGGTTCTAAACGTAAAATCGTGATGCAGCCTTTCAGTGCTGGAAGTTTCCCCTTTGCCTTCGCTATAAGTGCCAAAATCTTCAGGCTCAACACCGCCAGTTTCCAAATCAAGGAACTGTTCCGTAATTGCATATATTGTTTGCAATCCGGGTGACGGTATCTGTATGGAAAAGTTGACATTTTGTACCGGAATAGTACAGGCTAAATGATATCTAGCGGCATGTGCGTCTATCGCGTTCTTTTGTGCTACTTCCCAAGTTTTATTGGTTTCCCCTTCACCCCAAACCATAAATTCTACAAACGCGCCCCTAGCGTGTTGTTTGGCAAAATTACTAGGGCTTCTGATGTAGGTTGCCGCAAAATGTAACGCCTTTTGATGATCTTTAGGATCATAGCGGCTTGCTGCACTACTAAATATTTTATAATTTTGAGTGCTTGAATCTACTTTCCATTTCCAGTGTGCGCTACTGGCGTTTTCCATAATAGCAATATCTTGGCTTTCGCTTTGATCGTGTGGCACTCTCCAACCATTGTTTTTACCTGTAAATCCACCACCTATTCCGTTCCAGCCGCGCATACTTTCATGGCCTGTTGCAGCAAGCACCTTAGTGTTTACCAAATCATGAACAGCAATCATTTTCGGGTTCCAATCTGCTGCGCCTTCGAAATTGGTTTCTGCATCACCATCAATGTCCCAATCGACATTTCTGGTTGTTTCATCAGGGTTATTAATTGCATATCGCCACCCTGGCGCTGGTACAGCCGTTTGCGTGTCTGTTGCTTTATTTGGTAAGTTTTTTAAAGTAACCGTAGAGCCGGAAAAACTGTCAATTCTATAAGCTATAAATTTTTTATGCGTATCTGAATCGCTTTCAACATAAGCAGGAAAAAACAATATAGCCGCATTTTCACTACCAGTTGGCGGTGTTTTACTTAAAACCAATGTTTTTACGTGTGTACTAGAAGTATCGCTAACATAACCAGTGGATGGGACAGAGCTTACTGTTCCCGTCTGCCAGGTTTCCTCCATATCATCATTCGGGCCAAGCTTGTTAATAGCGGTATTATCGGTGCAACAATACAGAAAATCCGATACGTCACCCGCTGTTATTGGCAAGGTGCTTAACGTAGTCCCACAGATAAAATCTGTCCACGCATCCGACAACCACTCCCGCAGCCCAGAATCATTGCTTCCCGTATGGTTTGGGTTAATCGCGACTAAGGTTTGGGCAAAACCGGAGCTAGGAGTTTCGCAATTATTAAGCTCTGTTTTCCAGTTATCAGAATCTATATGTGCTAGAACCTGTTCCCTGCTTTGGGTTTGCAGGTAATCATACAAATAACGACGAAAATCCGAGGTTTTTTCCCTGTAGCCCCTTGTTGTCAGGAACGGGGAGAAATGAAATCCCGCACTAACCAAAGGATTATCAGCCCGAAGGTCTTTCCATTCCTGTACTTGGTCTGCCCTTGTTGCACTAGCCACCATATTGCGGGTTTGAGGCATACACCAGTGCATAACCCTTCCCATAGTGTACATTTGGCTGACAGCTACCCCATCTTCCATGTCAAATAGCCGATTAGATGCACCACTTAACACCCCGCCAATAATGTTATGGGGTAACGGAAATTCTGTTGGTGGGACTAAATCGCCACCTGTTCCCGTAACGGATGCACCACTAATGGTTATATCTAAAGCATTAGAAGATTCATTACTTGATACTGCTGACCCTGCTGCTCCAGCTTCAGCACCATATAGCTGGGCTGTACCATCAGCGACACCTGTGCCTGTATCGGGAACCTCCTCATCTGAATGGGCATTGAAAATCGTAACGCTAAACGACCCTGTAAAGGTAGTAGCCACAATTAATGGTCTTTGTTTTTATCGCGTGATAAAGATTCGTCCGGAGTGAATGTAATCTCCTCATCAAATGCAATGCTAGCTTCCAGAATGTCTTTTCGCCACTCGGTATTTTCATTAGTAGCCTCTGTCACCGCATTTAAATGATGGGTTAGCCGTATAAATTCTTTTTCTAAATGCTTTACTCGTTCTTCTAGTGTCATACTATTCCCAATTCCGGGTATTTCAGTGGTTCCAAAGGTTCCATATTTCTTGCTTTTGATAGACATCCGTACATAAATGCGTCACTGGGGTGCGATGCCCAGTCATGTACAGGTGTTGAGGTGGTTTCATCTATTCTTTTATTATAATTCCAGCGATAATTCCTTAATCCTTCCAACCCAGCCTCACACTTATCCTTGTCAAAGTGTGCCACAGCGATTCTATTGCTCCCTGACGCGATTTGTAGCTTTTTAGGTGTCTGGGGTATCACATCGACTCTAAAGCCGTTAGAACGGAACTGACCGGCTATCGTTTGATCTGCGTTCATACGGGAATGTTCTGAATCATGGGGTAAAAAGCAGGTATCGTAGTCATAACCCCTACCCTGTAGCATTGAGAGGTAATGAGAGGTTTTCTCCCTGTTTGCCTCGTAATAATCGATATAATTAACTTTTATTCCATCAAATTGGAAAAACCAGCAACTTGTTGCATCTCCTTCGCCCAAATCCCAAGATGTGTAAACTAATTGAGTCGGATCGTATGGAACGTCAGTAATTCGATTTTGTTCTTCGGCTGTTTTTACGTCTTTTCCGAAGATAGAGCCGACTATTGAGGCTTCAAAGGAGCATAAATACTCCTGTTCGTATAAAGCCTCCCCGATTGATGTCCCATATTCGGCTACATACGCTTTACGCTCGGATTCCAGGTCTTCTTCGTCGAAAACAGAAGTTTCTTCAGCCGTTTGTTTTAAAACTAAAGCGGTTTTGTCCTCCTGAAACGAGTAATACATTTTTGCTGCGTGATTATTTCCTCGCGGAGTCGTTATAAATGCTGCCCAACCGTTATTTTCCCTTAATATCGGCCTGATATACGCCCAAACCTGTGGTTTAGCCAACGCCCACTCAGAGAATACAATCCCTACAGGGGGTGATCCTACTAAGGAATCGTAACTATCGGAGGCTGTTAGCGTCCATGTAGAGCCATTTATGAAGCGGATGAACATTTCCTGCTCCCTAGTGACCTCTCGCAAGGCTTTAGGGAAGGCTTCGTCTATCCTTCTCATTCCGGTATGTGGGTTAACTGCTTCCCAGATAGCGCGACGAGCCTGTGTTTGTAAGGGTAAGCAATGCCAGTAAGTCCCAACGCGAGTCATCATCTTAACCGCTGTACTGTGTAGGGCTAGATCATCTTTACCCCACCGTCTATGGGCTATCAGATAAAGTATTCGGTCATCCTTACCATCTACATTCTGAAGGTATCTATAAGCCTCTTCTTGGTATGGTCTTGGTGCCCATCCGTTATTTGGCAAAGTGATTTTCATTTTTCGATTTTGCCTCAATTGATACGACTGGACAAGCCAAATTGTATCAATCCCTGTAGACGAGCTCAGCTTCGCCTGGCATCGCGATCTCTCAATAGCTATACATTTGCATCAGATTGGAAAGTATTCGCGGTAGACGCGATGTGAGGAGCTCAGAAAATGCTCG